CGGAACCGCTAGGCACGACCCGGTGGCAGCGCCGGGAACACCTGCGAACCCTTGAGGCCATCGTGTACGATGGGTGGGATGTGCCGCCCGAGGTATTCGCGACCGTCCCGACGAGCCTCTACGAAATCTCCCGCGACACCATGCAGTCCACCCGAGATCGCATCCGCGCCGCGGAGGCGATTGCGCATCTGGTGCAGCATCGGGCCGATGCGGCGGTGCAACTCGACCGCATCATGCGCCTCGACGCGCAACAGGCCACCGACCGGGTGGAGATCGTCGGGAGCATGACGGACGCGCAGATTGCCGCCGTAGCCAAGGTCGTGCGCCCCGAAACCCCATGCCCCGCCGCAAAGCCGCCACGCCGCCGCTGACCGCCGAAGAGGCCGTCGAGGCCGCGAGGGAGAATCCCGCCGCGTTCGTGGCTCTGTGCCTTGGGAGGCCCGTATCCGGGCTACAGCGCGAACTGATCGCCCACGCGCTCACCAACGGAAGTTGGTACGCGGAACTGCCCCGCGGTCACGCCAAGACATCGACGCTCTCCTACCTTGCGGCATGGTGGCTTGGGGTCCGACCGGACACCCGCATCAAGATAGTGAGTCAAAATGACGAGGCCGCAGCCGCGACCACGCGGTTCATCCGTGACATCATCCGCTCCCCGGCGTTCAAGGCGGTGTTCCCCTCCGTGTCTCTGAAGGCGGGAGAGGACACGGTGACGGCGTGGAGCGTGACCGCACCCGGCATGGTCGCCCGCCGCGACCCGTCCGTGCAGGGGTCGGGCGTGTTCGGGCGCACGGGTGGCCGCGCCGATGTGATCTGGTTGGATGACATCTGCGACCTGCGGAACGCCGTCCTACAGCCCGCGCTCCGGGCGCAGGTCAAGGAAGCCGTGGCGAACATCTGGCTCCCAATGCTCGACCCGTCCGCTGTCAATCAGCCCCGGGTATGGCGGTCGGCCACCCCGTTCCACACGGATGACATCACCGCGGATTGGAGGACGCGCCACGAGGAGGACGGCACGCTCCTGCGCCGTCCGTGCATCGGGGATTCGTCCCCGTGGCCCGAGGTGTTCACCCCGAAAGTCCTCGCGGAGAAGCGCGGCGAGATGGGGCCGATGGCCTACGCCCGCGCCTACGAACTGGTCCCGCTGTCCTCCGACCTCCTCGTGTTCCGGCCCGAGTGGGTGCGGCACCACCGCGCCGGAGATGTCCCCGTCCACACCCGGACCATCGCCGCGATTGATTGGGGGTACGGGAGGAAGGCGCAGGACCGCGATGACCCCGACTTCAGCGTGTGCGTGGTCGGGGAGGTCGATCACGAGCGGCGGCTCTACCTCACCGACATCCTGCGCGTCCGCGAGCCGTTCCCCGTGTTCGCCCGCATGGCCGCAGACCTCTGTTCCCGCCGCGGCGTGTCGGTCGTGCTTGCCGAGGCCAACGGCCCGCAGCGCGGCATCTTCGACCAGTTCGCGGAACTCACCCGGCAACCCATGCTCGCGGTCGAGCGCAGCACCGACAAGCACATGCGGGCCGCAGGTGCGCAGCCGTTCGTGCAGGGCGGGCGTTTGTCAATCCCCGTGGACGATTCCGGCAAGGTGCGCGGCGACTTCGACCCGCTCGTGTCGGAACTCCTCGCGTTCCCCGCGGGCGCTCACGATGACACGGTGGACTGCGTGGTGGACCTCTGCATGGAGTCGGTGCGCGGCTCGCTGTCAACCGCGGACGCGAACCCGAAGCGGATCGAACGGCCAGACGCGATAGGCAGGCTGTTCGGAGCGAAAGCCCCTCGTAAGGCGTTCTTCGCGTGATACGATGGAAGCATGTGCGGAAGCCGCCACACCTTCTCGCGAACCGAGACGAAGTATTTCGTCGGCGCTACCGAGATTCCCGCGAACCAGTTGCGCGAGATTCCCGGCTACAGGTTCGCGGAACTGTTCCCGCACCGCCGTGAAGGGTTCACGCTGAAGTACGGCGTGAAGCCCGTCCAAATCCCCGACAGGGACCGGATTCCGGTCGCGCAGCAGAAGGAAGACCACCTAGCGACCTTGGGGCATTGGAAGCACCGCCGCGTCGAGCGCGGCGAGATGACTGAAGCGCAGTACGCCGCGGAGATGGCGGCTGCGGAGAAGAACTGGTCCCCGAGTTCCGCGTTCGCGTACCTCGTCACCAACGCGACACCGCCACAGGCCATTGACCGCGTAATCAAGTGGGAGCGGAAGGAAAAGCAGACGATGTGCGGCGCGAAGTGCCGCAACGCGAGGGGTCCGAACTGCGACTGCATCTGCGAAGGCAAGTACCACGGCGCAGGGATGACGAACTCGCGCACGCGGTTCGCCGCGTCCGACCTCGACTTCAAGCCCACCGCGGAGATGGCGGCGAACGCAGCCCGCGGGCTTGAACTGCGCGAGAAGCACGGCAAGGGCGGGACCGCCGTGGGCGTTGCCCGCGCAAGAGACATCAAGAACCGCGCCAACCTCTCGCCCGACACGGTGAAGCGGATGCACAGTTTCTTCAGCCGCCACGAAGGCAATCAGGCGGGCGGCGAGGACGATGCCGGGTACATCGCGTGGCTGCTCTGGGGCGGCGATGCGGGCAAGGCGTGGGCGGCGCGTAAGGCGGCGCAGATCGACAAGAGCGAATCGGCCCGCGGGGCCGCAAGGAAGGCAAGCATGGCGAAGTTCAAGGTTGGCGACCGCATTGCGTACAAGCCGTTCCCCGCGGAAACTGCCGGGGAAATCGTGGAAATCCGTGCGCCGGAACCGTTGGGCGACATTCAACGCCGCAGGGCGGGACAAAGGCTTGAGGTTGAGTATGGCGTTCGGCAGTCGGGGGGAGCAATCATGTGGATTGACGAAGGCATGGCAGTCAAAGCCTCCCGCCCCGGCGCGAAGGCGGCGTTTGCGGCCAACAGCGTTGATCTTTGGAACTTCCTTTCGCGGAATGACACGCGCATCACGCGCCAGAACAAGAACGATCTTGCCCTGCACAAGAAGTACGCGAAGATGGCGTTGTCGCTTCCAGATTTCACGCCTCCATCGCACGCGCAGCATGGGCCGAGTCTGCACACGATGGCAAAGGATGTTCTTGCTGAAATCAAGGCGTGGGAAGAGCAGGTCTACCGATATCGCAATCGCGCCCCGTGGGATTTCTCCCGTCCCGGCGCGAAGGCAACGATGGCACGAGATCGCGATGTCAAGGTTCGCAAAGGCAACTTCACGGACACCGTGGCGATTGTCGGACAGAATGGCAACGAGTCTGCGGATTGGTACGCAGGTCTGATCCTGCGACACAAAGACGGCGAAGAGCAGGTGCTTTGGATGAAGCACAACTACAAGACGGAAGCCGCGGCCACGAAGTACGCCATTCAGAAGTTCGATGCGCATGTCGGTCGGGGTGGATATTCCCGCCCCGGCGCGAAGGCGACGATGGGCAAGCGTGAAGCGGTCGAAGATGTCGCGAACGCTATGGCAATCGGAAGCCGAAAACTTCAAGGCATGATGCAGGACGCGCAGAGCGGCCAACTATCCCTTGTAAAGAGAAATCTGGGTTGGCTTCGCGGTTTTGCTGATGGCGTGGAGGAGCGGATCAACAAGTTTGAATCGACGGGGTTCTCCCGCCCCGGCGCGAAGGCGCGGTTCGACCGCATGGCGGTTGCCAATGAAATCCTGCGGCAACTTGGCGGCGGGCGGTTCATGGCGATGGTCGGCGGCAAGAACGCGCTCGCCACCACCGTGAACGGGAAGAACGGCCTACAGGTGCAGATCGGGCGCGGCGCGAAGAACGGCATCAACCGACTCGTCGTGCTTCTGGACGAAGGCAGCGACACCTACGACATGCAGTTGTGGAGGATCGGTCAGCGCGGACTCTCCACCACGAAGGTGTGGGAGGGCGATGGCCTGTACGCGGAAGACCTCGCACGCATCTTCACGGACAAGACGGGGTTCTACACTTCGTTCGCACGCCACGGCAAGTCTGCGTTCTCCCTCGCAGCCGTCAAGAGCGCCGCAGCCAAGGTCGCCGCGGCCTACGGAACCGGAGAGGACAGCGCCGTGATCCGCAAGCACCTCGACCGCATCGTGTCGGTGCTGTCCGGCAACACGGAGGGCGGTCGCCGCGAGGCGATGGGCATTCACGCGCAGATCGGCTCCGTTGCCGAGCGCACGCACGGCAGAGACTTCATGTGGAGCGCACCTATGCAGGGTCTTGAGAGCGCGATTCGGTCGGCAGGTCAGTTCGCACGCCCCGGCGCGAAGGCGCGGTTTTCGTGGAACAGCGATACCGCCCACATCAACGAGATTCTGAACGCGGCGCTGCGGTCAATGAGCGCGGGCGACATCGACAAGGCGAAGCAGATGATTCGTGACGCACAGGCCGCGCTGTTCAACCTGCACGATTCGTTCTCCCGCCCCGGCGCGAAGGCGCGGTTTGCGAACTGGGAGATCACCCCTACCAAGAAGCATGGACAGCCAATCGAAGAACACACCGCAAAGATCGGCGGCAAGTATTTCAAGATCGACACCATGCCCCATCTTGGAGCAGATTTCGGTTCGCTGTATGTGTGGGATGACCTGCGCGGACTCAAGCCGATTGCATCGGGGCGCATCGCAGCTTTGAAGCGCCAAGCGGAGGCTTTGGCAACTAATGATGCGTTGTCCCGCATCATTTTGGGCGAGTTCTCCCGCCCCGGCGCGAAGTCCACGCACGCAGCCCCGCGTCCGAAGTTCAATCTTGGAGACAAGGTTGCGATCATGGATGGTGGCAGAGTTCTTGACACAGGCGTGATTGACTACGCCTACGGATACGATGACTTCCAAGAAACCTACAAGTACAAGGTCAGAACCGATGCGGGTGCAAGGAAGACTTGGAACGAAGGCAGTTTGAAGAAGATGTCCCGCCCCGGCGCGAAGGCGCGGTTCGCAGTCAAGAAGTCCGTTTCGGGTACTCTTGTCACTTTGGTTCCCAAGGCAAAAGGCGCGGGATGGAAGTCGTACTACGCAGAATGGCCGAGTGCCAAAGATGCTCGCGTCACAAATCATGGCGTGTTGGTGGAGCGCGATGATGGCCGCGTGACCCTCACGCACACTAGCGGGCAGGTTGTCAGCGAGGGAACTGCGGGCTTCGGTTCGATGTCTGCCATTCGCATGTCCCGCCCCGGCGCGAAGTCCATGCACGCCGCTGACAATATGTACTACACGGTTGCCGCGCACATCGGGGGTCAACCTTCAGGAGAACGAACCACCAAATCGCTTGACGAAGCAAAGGCATATGCGAAAGCGATGCTTGCTGCTCTGAAACCAAGTGCAAAGGGCAAGGATTTGGTTGTGGATGTTTACCCTGTGGTCAACTACTCGCCACAGGCTTCCATCCTGTCACTCAAGGCATCCCGCCCCGGCTCAAAGTCCAACGGCCTCACCCTCGCGCAGCGCATCGCCGTTGCGCATGACGCGAAGAGGATGGCGCTCCGATGAACGCTTGCCTACAGGTCAGCGAACAGGTCTGGATTCCGTACAATCGCATCGTGCGCGTGTCGCTCTTCGGTGACACCGTGACCGTGACAACGGACTACGGCGTGGAGCATTTCCACGGCGAGGACGCGAAGCGGATTGTCAAGCAACTCAACGCGATCCTGTGAGGGCTGAATGGCCGATCCCGCACCCGACACGAACCCGATGGCGAACGGGCTGACCCCCGAGAAGCGCCCGCGCAAGCCGCTCAAGGCTCCCGTGGAGCGCGGCATTTCGGAACCGCTCGCCACCCCGGTCGAGGTGCAGCGTGCCTTCTTCACCACCGCGGACAAGTTGCTGCGGAACTCCTCGCTCGCGTATCGGCTGAACCCGCAGTATCAGCAGATGATGCGGGCAGACGCGGACATCGAAGGTGTCCTGCGCTCCCTGCAAGTCACGCTCGCCTCCCTTGAGTGGGCGGTGACGGCGACCGACGAGGAGGACGAGGAGGCGAACGAGTACGCCAAGCGCATCGCCGCGATCTTCGACGCGATGCCCCGGCGCTCCGACTTCGTGCGGGCGATGCACGAGGCGGTGTGGTACGGCAACGCGGCGTGCAACCTCGTCTACCAGAAAGACCCTCTGCTTGGCGTGTCCGTCAAGGAGTGGTATCCGTTCCACCCCGACACGCTCGCGTACGACCAGAGGGGCAACCTCGCGATGCGCGTGGGCGCGGCCTACGGCGCGGACGGGCCGAGTGCGCAGAACATCGGATTCGATGCCCGCGTCCACATATTCACCGACACCGAGCGCAAGGCGATCATCCTGCACCGCGTGTTCGTGAACGCCCCCGACTTCAACGATCCGAACAGCACCGAGAGCATGTACCGCGGCGTGGGTGCGCGGGATGTCTGTTGGTTCATGTGGTTGGCGAAGCAGGAGATCCTTCAGGACGCGATCACCTACGCGGAGCGGTACGCAATGGGCATCCGCGTGGGCTTCTACCCGCTTGGGCAGGATGCGGGCCGCGCCATGATGGAGAATGTCCTGTCGAACCTCACGAACGACAACTCCGTGCTTCTCCCGCAATCGGGAACGGAGAAAATCTACGACATCGACATCAAGGAGCCGAACGCGGGCCGCGCACAGGTGTTCATGGAGTTGGTGAACTGGTTCAGCGGCAAGATCAAGGAGGCGATCCTTGGGCAGAACCTCTCCTCCGAGGCGGCGGCGACCGGGCTAGGCAGCGGCGTGGCGAACCTGCACGCCGACACCCTCTCCCGCATCATCCGCTACCACGCGGACGCGCTCGCGGACAGCCTCACGAACGATTTCGTCCGGGTCATCGCGCTGATGCTTGGCGCGAAGGCCGAGGTGATCGGGAAACTCCGATTCCAGTTCGCGCCCGAGCGGCCCGACCCGAAGCAGCGCCTTGAGGCCATCGCGCAGTTCGTGCAGATGGGCGGCACGGTGTCCGAGG